TCACAGCAGCAATCCTTTTGCGCGGGCAACCAGACGGCGGCGGCTGTCTAGGCCGTTGGCGCCGCCGTTGATGCGATGGGTGATGGTGTCGTCCTGGCCAGCGTCGGCCAGATCGGACAGGTGGCGGCTGGTCCAGAAGGCGCAGGCCGTCCGCACGGCAACCTCTGGCGTGGCGGCAAGGTCTGGCTGGCTTTCAAGTGGCAGGCCGGTCATCTGGCCCATCAGCCGATAGACGGCGCGGCCGGTGATCTGGAACAGCCCGCGCCCGCGATAGGCGAAGCCATCGCCGTGGTGAACGTTGCCCAGGTCCTCCCGCATTTCATAGCGGGCCTGGGCGAGCGTCGGCCCCCAAACTTCGGACAGCTGGCGGAATCCGCCGCTCTCGTGTGCAGACTGGCCCAGGAAATTGGCAAGGCGTGCTGGTGTGTCGAGAAGGCCGGCGGCAGGCAGGTGAAGCGCGGCAGCGGCGGCCAATGGCCGCAACGCAGCCATCGGCCGCCCCGCTACGGCCGCCATCATCCCGGCCATCGTGCGCGCGCCGATCAGGCCATCGGCCACGCCGATGTCATAGCCAGCCGCCATCAGCCGCTTTTGCAGCTTGATCGCGTCGATCATATGTCATTCCCCTTTCAGCGGGAAAAGGTGCTCACCGCCCAGGCGATGAAGGCCGAAAACATGCTGACCAGGGCGGTGAGTGCGGCAAATGCACCACGCCGGGCGCTCTCGCGCGTTTCGATCTTGGCCAACCTGGCATCGATCCGCTCCAGCGCCGTGGCCATGCGATCCAGGCTGTCCTCCATGGCATCGAGCCTCCCTTCCATGCGTCCGATGTCGCGGTGCAGGTCCTCGTGGCTCGCTGTCATGCGGCCGGCGCGGAGCAGAGCAGGCCCCAGTTGTCGTCCTCCGGGCTTTCCCGGAACTGGACCCGTGCGGCAGCTGACCAGGGGGCGGGCGCGCTGGCCGAATTGTCGAGCACGAGGGTATAGGGCGCGAGCGGAGCGGAAATGTCAGCCGTCAGGACCGGATGGGCAGATCCATCGGGCTGGGCGGCCAGCGCGATCAGCAGGCCGGCCGGGCCATGGCCCGCCGCGATCAGGCGGCGGCGCTTTTCTGCCACGGCCTGGGTGCGCCAGTCGATCTGGCTGGGTGGGAGAAGCTCGGAATAGGTCATGGACCGGTCCGCAACGGCCAGGTCCCGCTCCGTGAAAAAGCCCGACGCATCGTTGGTGAAAGACGGATCGGCATTCACGGCGGCATTGATGGCGGCAAGATCGGCCAGAAGGGCCGGCGTTTCGATCAGCATGGCGTGGTCCTTTTCGATCAGGCGTCGGCAACGCTGGCGGTCCAGCGCACGTACTTGGCAGCGCCGGGATCAGCAAAGTTGATGCGGAACGTGGTGGCGCCGGCGGCGCTGATCCAGAAATTGGGCGTCCAGCCCGACGTGGTGGAAATGGCGCTGAAATCGGTGGGCGTCAGCGAAAGGCCGTGGGTAATATCGACATAGGTCTGCCCGGCCGCAACCGCCGCCGTGCCGCGCGCTTCCAGCCGCACCGAAGACAGCGATCCGCTGCCGGTCTGCTTGTGCGCGATGCGATGGGTGTTGAGCGCTTGGACGGTCACCGTCGCCACCGATGAATAGCGGTTGTAGCCATTGAACAGGCACTTGATGCCATCGACCAGCGTGTCGCACTGGAGGAAATAGTTGGCGCCCAGCGTGGCGGTTGCCTTCGTCACGCCGGTGCCGTGGAACACCAGCGTGGCCGAAAGCACGCAGTTTCCTGAAAAGTCGATCGCGCTGGAATCGCTGGCTCCCATCAGGCCGCGCGCGAAATCGATCGGGTAGTTCACGTATTCGAAGAAGTTGTCGCGAATGCTGGCGGTATGCAGGCTGCGAAAATCGCCGCTGGTATCGGGCGCGACCAGCCGCAAGCCACCGGTCATGGTGGAGGCTGCCGTACTGCCCGACAGGAACTTGCCGATGTGGTTGCCGCGCAGTTCGAACTCGAACATGGCATAGCCGCAATTGGCATCGCCCTCGATCACGATGTTGGCCGGGGTCGAGCCATCGAGCGGCGCGATCTTGCCGATGTACAGCTGGTTGCGGGTGATGTGGAAATGGTCTTCGTTCTGGGTATGGGTCGTGGGCCGGCGCAGCCACAGGCACGCGCCGTTCACGTTGATCTGGTTGCGATCGATATAGACCCACTGGACCCAGTTGGTCTTGATCCCGACGGTAAACGTGCTGCCATCCTGGACCGAGGGCCCAATGTCGCACAACTCGATCAACGTACTGTCGGCATAATCGAGCAGAACGCATTCGCGCGGGTGGTTGCCCGCCGGCTGGATCGCCAGCGAGGATAGCGTGCAATAGGAAACCTTTGTGCCCAGCTTGGTGACTTTGCCCGCCGTATCGGGATCGCCCTGGATGGATTGGCCCAGCACGATCCGCGCAGCGTTGTTGCCGCGCAGTTTGCCATAGCCGCCGCCCACGCCTTCGATCCGCACGTTGTTCTGCAGGATCACGAGGTCGGTGGAAAAGGTGAAAGCGCCGGTCGTGGTCGGTATCTGCAGTGTCCGTCCACGCTTGGCATTTAGCCAGGCAATGGCGGCCTGCATGGCGGCGGTATCGTCAGTGCTGCTATTCCCCACCGCGCCGAACCAGCGCACATCGGCAATGGCATCGGATGCGCCGCCGCGGACCCAGGCTCCGCTCGCACCGCTGCGATCAGTGCTGGGCGGTACATAGAACGCCTGAGCCGGGTCGGCGGCCACGGCTGTCGCCAGGTTGGCTGTGGAGAAGTAGAAATAGCCCTGGCGGCCGCTTTCCAGCAGATAGGCCATGATCGACCGATTGCTGCGCGTGGCGAGCGCCGCGCGGTCGGGGCAGGGCACGATCACATCGTTGAGTGTGCCGCCACCGGGCATCCCTACCAGAGTTGCGCCCTTGTTGGCATCGGTGCTGGAAATATCGGCGCGCAACAGCGCATCGCCATTGACTGCGTCGGCCAGAACGGCGGTCCCGTCGATCGGCGAAAAGGCAAAGAACTTGCCCTTGCGCTTGGCCGCTGCCGGCAAGGTGCCGGCGTTTTCCCCCAGCGGAATGCGCATGCACCGCTTGAGATCGCGGGACAGCGCCTGGTCGCGCAAGGCGGCGCGGTCGTTGGCCAGGTTCACCGGCGCAGCCAGCCAGGCCGATCCGTTTTCAAATGCCGTGGTCTGGGTGAAATCGGGATCGAGCCACACGACCAGGTTGCCGGGGCCAGGCGCCACGGCAAACGTCACCGTGCCGCCGCCGCCCTCGTAAAGCTCCACGGTATAGCCTTCGGTAACCGGCTGGTCGTCGATCAGCACGGCCACATCGCCGGTGCCCTGCGCGGTGAACGTAAAGGGAAACGAAAGCGTGACGCCGTTGGCGCTGAATGGCCCGTCATAGGCGTTGGTGGTTGAAACGGCCATGAAGTGGGTGTCCCTGCTGGGCGCGCGCAGCCACACCGCCCGAAACGGGCAGAGGCGCAACGCAAGAGGAATGGAAGCGAAAGAGGCTGGGTGATCAGCCGATACGGGCCCGTACGGAACCGTACTGGCGGGCGCCCGAAAGCACGGACTGCCCCATGTCGACCAACCCGCTGAGCAGGGCCGTCTGGCGCTGCGCCGATGCGGCACTGGCCCGTCCCATGGCAAAGGCGGCGCCGGCATCGGCCTGGCGCACCGCGCGCGCACCCTGCGTGGCGATGTCGGTCAGGCGCGCTTCGCCAGCCAGGCGGGCGCTGTCCACCGCATCGGCGGCGGTGCCGAAATCGACGCCGACGCCACCTGCCGCGGCTGCCACGCGCTGGCGGCCTTCCTCGGCCGCCAGTTGGCGATATTGGTCCTGGATGGCGCGCGTGGTTTCATCCTGCGCATCGCGCGCCGCGCTGCGCTCCAGCTCGGCCTGGCGCAGCGCCGCGTCGCGCTGGTATTGCGCCTGGTGCATGGCACTGATCGTGTTGATGCCTTGGCCGGCCACGGCAAGGCTGGCGGCAATGATCGGAAGGGCGGGGCCGCACATCAGGCATTCTCCTGTTGCAGGGTAGAAAGGGCGGGGCGCCGATGGGCGAAACGGCGAAAGGCCAGGTCGCCCACGATCACGGTGTCGTGGTCCACTGCAAAACCCCATCGTTCGAGCAGGCGGATCGCTCGTGTGTTGCCGGCAGACACTAGATTGGCCAGCACGGCGCTTGAATCGTGCATTGTCGCCAATATCGGCGGGCCAAGCCGCAGCAGCGCGCGCGCGTGGCGCCACACTTCCTCGGTGCCGAGAAACCATGGCACGCCGCGCCCGCCCAGTGCCGATTCCACCACCACGCCGAACATGGCGTGGGGCCGGCCTGCCACCAGCGCCGTCCAGCAGCGGCTCGACGCCAGCAGGCCGTGGCGCAGTGCGGCCTTGGGCTCACGGCCCATGGCTCGGCATTCGGCCTGGTCGATCGCGCGCATGTGCCGGGCGAGAAATCCGATGTGGCGCCTATGCGCGGGAACGATATCGATCCCGAAGTGGACAGGCGCACTCATCCGCCCAGCACCGGATCGATCGCCACGCCCAGCAGCGTGAAAGGCAGCGGCGCGGTTTGCCGGATCCAGATGGCACAGTCATCGCGCGCCCGGTTGTCGAGGTTGACGAGGAACTCGCCGTCCATCAGCGCATCGGGCGCGTTCCAGGCTTCATCCTTGCGCGATTTCACCGGGAACAGGTGATCGCCATCGATCCCGGCCTCGATCTGGCGGGTATTGGCCAGCGTCAGGACGGCCTCGCCTGCCTGGCAGATCCGGCCCACACTGCTGCCCGCTGCGGTATTGAGGCGCAAGGGCAGCGTTTCTACATCCACCTGATAGGGGATGCCGAACGTCACCTGGCGCGCCCCGCCCATGCCCGCTGGCAAGGCCACGGTGCCATTGGTCACCTGAAGGCCGGCAATTGCCACGCCATCGACCAGACCGGCAATGTCAGTGCGTCCTTCCAGGTGCCACAGCCCGGTGAAGCTGGTGCGCGGTTCATCGAACCGGCCCTTGACGGCACAATCGAGGTAACAGGCCTCGCGCACGTCGGTCCACGAATGGCTGGCTAGCCGTTCCACGAACCGGCGGGTGACGCCTGCGATCACGCGTTCCACCACCATGTACACCCGGTCTTCGCCGTCCTCGGCGATGGCGCATACCGAAAGCACCTTGCCGTCCGTCTCGCACAGGGTCCAGCCCCACACGTTCTGTTCCTGCTCCCAGGTAAAGCAGGCGAGCTTGCCATCCTCGCGCGCCGCCCAGACCACGCTGCGCGGTTCCTGGGCATAGCACCACGAAACGATGCCCATGCCATCGAAGAAATGGGGCGAGAAAATCGAGACGTCGTTGGATTTGAGGCCATCGATGGTGAAATCGTAGCCGATCGTGCGCACCGTGCGGCCCACGCTGGGCTGATAGAACACCACGTTGTCAATCACCAGCGGCGGGAGGCGCGACGATCCGCGCCCGATCTGGCGGCGCGTGGCCGGCGCGCGCGTTGCGTCGAGCACGCCGCCCGATCCATCGCCGTCGATGTGAAACACGCTGTCCGATGTCAGGGCCAGCAGGCTTGTCGTGGTAACCAGCTGGTTCACCGAATTGACCCGTCCCGCCACGATGGTGAACGCCATCGAATCATCCGCCCTCAGCGGCCGCGATCGGTCCATGTTTTCCAGCTGGCCACTGCGCGTCGTCCAGATGCCGTGCGGCACGTTGCGCGTGCGGGCCCAGATCGCCCGCTGCTCGAACAGCGTTACGGTGGACGGATAGTCGTTCGCCCCGGCAAAGGGATTGGCCGCTTGGGGCGGCGCACGATCTAGTCCCGGCGCGATGTTGTCGTCGCGAAAGGTCGTGCTCTGCGTCGTTCCGATATAGCCGAAGAACTGCGAATTGTCGGCCTTGTAGACGTTGTACCGCGTTGCCCCGGCCACTGCGGCCCAACTGATCGTGTTGAAATTGCGCTTGAGCGACAAGTCGTTGGTGGCAGTAGACGCGGTGCTGGCACGGCTTTCCATGCCGGTGTCGTCGTTCACCGCCGTCACGCAATAGCTTGCCGGTTGCGGGAAATAGGCGGCGTTGCCGTTGCTGCTGTCGGTGTTGTCCACCGTGGCCCAGGCATAGCAACCCACCGGCGATGCCACCGTGGGGGCAAAGGCCACCGGCGCAAACGTCCAATTGGTGTGCCCGGCGCGCACCAGCTTGGCCGGCGCGTGGTCGATATGGGCCAGATACATCGTATCGGCCGTCTGTTCGAAATCGAGTTCGGCCAGTTCCACCCCGTTGTAGGGCGAACCGGTCGTGTAGATGCGTGCGCCGCCCATCAGTACCAGGCCCTTCCACCGAATTGGCCCGCGCCGCCGAAATAGATGGCCGGGCGGATCGGGGCCGGATTGACAGGGGGCACCACCGGCGCCGTCGGTGCCACAGGCGGTGCGCTGCGCGTCGTGCCGCCGGTGCAGCCGGAAAAGGCTGCCACGGCGCGGGTATCGGCATCGATCCGGAAATGGCCGGCGTCGGGCACGGCCGTCACGGTCCAGGCACGGCCGTTGAGCAGGGTGCCCATCGCGCCGGCGCAACCCGTGACATAGAAACGGTCACCCACGGCAAAGCCGTGAAAGGCCACTTCGACCAGGGCCTGTGCCTCGTTGCTGATCGCGGTGATCGCCAGTTCCTCTTCCAGGATGCGGCCGCCGTTCGCGCAGGGGCTCATATAGCCCTGGCCCATTTCCAGGGCATAGGTCTGGCTCAGCGAAAACTGGAATGGCACCAGCCGCACCGGCTGCGTCGGGTCCAGCACTTCGGCGACCAGTTCGGTACCGGGGCGCTTGGCGATGCCGCCGTACTTCAGCACGATGACATTGCGCGCCTTGCGCAGGGCCGTGCCCCAGGCGTCCACGTCGAAGCGGCCGTATAGCTGAGGCCCCAGCTCTCCGCGGCAGAAATTGGCTTGCGCCGTGCGCGTGCCGTTCATGCCGCATCTCCCGCCAAGCCGATGCCGGCACGGGCCAGTTCCGCTTCGCTGGCAAACCGGGCCGGGCGCTCGCCGTGCTTGTTGGCCTCGTCGGCAATGGCCCGCATCCGCGCCATTTCGGCGGCGCGGGCAAGTGTCTGGGCTGCCGTGGCATCCTTCTTCACGGGCAAAGCCAGGCGCGCCGCCAATTCCAGCTCGAACGCGCGCGCCACCAGCGGCGGCAGTTCCTGCGCCGCTACGTTGCTCCGCACGTAGACCAGCGTCGCGTTCGCCACGTTGGCATAGATGCGCCCTGCTTCATAGAGGAACGCCAGCGGCGCGGCGTCCTGTAGCGGAAAGGGAAAAGGGCCGCCCGCTGGCAGCGCCGTGGCCGCGTCTTCCATGGCGCGCAATGCAATCGGCTGTGCCAGATTGGTTGGTGCGGCATAGGCATGCAGCCACTCGGCGGGCCGGTCGTTGACCACTTCGGCCAGGACCACGCGCGTGCGCGCCCAGGGCCATGGTGCCCATTCCGCCAGTTCGGCCAGCAGTGGCAGGGCAAAGCGGTTCGCTTCGCGCGCCTCGATGCTGCCTTCGGCGAAATCGGCAATCTGCCCGGCGGCGATTTGCGCCAGGGCACGGTTACAGATGTCGATCAGTTGGGCCATCGGATTGTCCTTGCTGGCAGCCAGGAAAATGCCCCTTTCCACAAGGGGAAAGGGGAGCGCGCATCATTCGGGGGTCGATTGCCAATCGGGCGTGCCGACATAGCTGAAGGCATTCGTCCCGAAATGCGCCTTGGCCACGGAACGGGTAAACCCGTCCTCGCCCGGCTTCAGGTCCAGTCCATCGTCGAACAGCTCGCCGATGGTATCGTCGTCGCGGCGCCAGATCGCCATGAAACGCGCTCCTTCAGGCGTAGTGGATGTTGAGGCACAGGATATCGCCTGCAGCGATCGCGGTGGTGTCGCTGTCCACCGCTGCCCCGGTCAGGGCAAAGGCCAGGCCCGTGCCGAAGTAGAGCGGCGTATCGAATGCGATCTCGAACGTGCTGCTGGGGGGCAGGTAATAGGTGGCCACCGGGGTGTCGGTGCCCACGGTCGGCGCGCTCGCCTTGTTGTAGAGCTTGAGATAGCGGGCGCTGGCGCTGGCATTGTAGCCGCGCGCCCGGAACAGGTCGGCCGCGCTGGTCTTGACGCTCGTGGCGTTGGTGGTGGCAGCGGCGGAAAGCAGGCGGTTGGTGCTGCCTGGTTTCTTGGCACGGTCCCAGGTGGTGCCGTTGAAAACCATCGGCCGGGCATAGGTGTTCAAGCCATTGACGCTGCCCGAAGCGTCCACTCCGATGCCGGTCACGATGCTGGCAATCGAGCCCACGTACCCGATCGCGGTGAGCACTTCGCCCCGCGCCGTCAACTGCACGTTGCCACGCTGCCCGTCAGACAGCGTCGGCTGCGTCACGTTGTAGACGCCGCCAACCTTCACCGGGTTCCCGGTGTCGGCCGCGCCAGCCGCGACGTTGCCCAGGCTGGCGACATTGCCCGAAACGCCGCCGGAATGGCCCACGGTCACCGCCAGGGACGTGCCTCCGGGTGATCGCACCCAGACATTGGCGGCATTGCCCACGATGGTGCCCTGGCGATAGACCGTCACGCCAGCCAGGTCGGTGGCCGGGGCCGACGCTCCGCCAAAGCACACTTTCACCGGCTGCTGGCCGATATTCTGCAAAAGCACGTCGGCGTTGGCGGCTGCGGGAAGAGTGGCGGCAATGTCCTGCCAGGTGCCATTGGCGGCAAAGCTGCTCTGGGTGGCGGCTGCCATCTGCATCTCCTTGGAAAGCGGGATATTGAGAAAGGGCCGGGTGCGCACGGCAACCACGCGCACCCGGAAACGGGCTTTACTGGCCGCCCACGCCCAGATTGGTCTGGCGGCTGGCGACCACAGCGGCAGTGATCTTGCCGGCCGTGGCGTTGCTGCCACCCACGGTGTAGTAAAGCCGCAGGTAACGTGCGTTCACGCCTTCCTCGATGGAGGCCGGCACCTTGAACTGATAGCCAGCGGCCAGGCTGGCCAAGGGCACCACGGCCCCGCTCGCCACCGTGGTCCAGGTGGCGTTGTCGGCCGAAACCTGCACGCCCACCTGCAGGTTGGTGAGGCCGGCAAAGGCCTGCGTCACCGTCACGGCCAGGTCCACTTCCTGGCCACGGCCCAGATCGCGCACCAGGGGTGCATTGGCGCCAAAGGGCGTGCCGGTGGCGCCCAGGTCGATGACATTGGCCGATGCGGCAGAGGCGGTGATCGCCTGGGCATCGCTGAGCAGCAGCGTGTTGTCGAAAATCATGTGTCAGTGCTCCGAAAAGGAAGGGGGCCTGCCCCGGCGCCAACAGCCATCGGCCGCTGGCGCCAAGGCCATCGCGTCAGGCGACGAGCGCTTCGTTGGTGACGAGCGCATCGGTCTCGCGGATCGGAATGCCGCGCCAGGTCATCACTTCCTCGCCCTGGATTTCCATGGGCGTGAGACGCACGAAGTTGTCCACGCCGCTGCGGCCATTGCTGGTTTCGGCGTCCAGCGCCTCGAGCAGCACGCGGTTCATGTAGATCACCGTGCGGCCCGGGCTCACCTGGCCTTCCCGCTCCATGTGATAGGCGCGGCGGCCTTGCATCTTGTAATAGAGTTTGCGCAGCAGCGGGTTGAGCGCCACCGTCCCGGCGATCACGTCCGAAACGTCGATGTTGGCGATGCGCCCGTTGAAGCGCCAGTCCTTCACGCACAGCCCCATGTGCTGGGTGAACTTCTCTTCCTTGACGTAATACGGATTGCCGTTGCCATCGAGCACGCGCTGACGGCCCATATCCTCGCGCTGCACGCCGGCCGGCACTGCATCGGGCACGATCACGCTGGTCTGCATGTCGCCATGGGTGACGAACCAGATGGAGGCATTGTCCGCCTGCACGCCGCCAGCGTTCACCACATTGGCGTTGGCCAGCGAGTTGTAACGCGGCGCCAGGCCGTGGAACTGCTTCCCGTTCACCTTGACGTCGGAATACCAGATCGCGCTTTCCACGGTCTGCGCGATCGATTCCAGGAAGCCTTGGCCTTCCACCAGCCGCAGCTTGGCCGCTTCGGCGGGCTTGAGGTTGAGCAGCCGCTCGTCCACCGAGGAAAGACCTTCGACAAAGCCGGTCGTGTCCTTCACTTCGGTATAGTTGCCCTTGGACTGGGCGATGCCCTGGTAGAGCGCCCCCCACGAAACGCTGGGCAGGCCGGTGCGAATGGTCGAACGATGCTCCGTGCCGCTATTGCAGGCGATCACGTTGGCATCCTTCATGAAAGGCGTCAGCTGGGTCAGCGCCTCCACCACATCGCCCAGGCCGTCGCCACCGGCTTTGAGCACGTCGATCAGGTTCCAGTAACTCGAGCCGAGAATGGCCATGAAGCTATCTCCTTACTTCGCTTCTTGGGGGTAGAGACGTTCCCAGACGGGGCGCTGGTTGGCGCTGCCGGCATGGGCACGGGCAAAGCCGCTGTCCTCGCTGAGCAATTGGCCCAGGCGGCGGAACGCGCGGATCATGTCGGGGTGGTTGCCAAAGCCGCTGTCGGCCAGCGCCTGGCGGAACGGATGCCCTTCGGAAAAGCCCAGGGCATCGAGGCCGCGCGCGGCCAGGTGCTCGCTTTCTGCCCGGCGGGCGCCGCCGATTTCGGGATCAGCGGCAAATTCCTCGGCCCAGGCGCGTTTTTGCGCAGCGGCGGCATCGGCAAAGTGGTTCAGCAGGCTTTCCTGCGTGCGCTGCATCACGCTCTGCGCCAGGGGCAACAGCTTGCCGGCCTGGTCGTTGGACAAGCCCAGCTCGCGCAGAACCGGATCGGCACTTTGCAGCAAGTGGGTGTCCAGCGTCATGCCTTCGAGCGCGAGTTCATAGCGTTCGGGCGCACCGATCGCCGGGGCTGCCGTGGGCTCAGCGGCGGCCGGCGGGGGAATCGAACCGGCGCTGGCTGGCTCTGCCGCCTGCGTCGGCGGCGCCATCGTCTGGGCCGGAGTCGATATCGGGAAGTTCGTCGTATCGGGTGCGGGAATGGGGTCGCTCAAGGCGGTTTTCCTTTGCACTGAGGGCAGCGTCGAGCACGGCCTGCATCGTCGTCAGGCCCAGCGGGTCATCGTTGCGAATGGCCTGTTCCTGGCCGCGATGGGCCAGCGCGATGAGGTCGAAACCCAGGCTGCGCCGCCCTTCGAGGAAAGCGAGCAGGGCGCCATCGGCCCCGCTGGCCATTGCCTGTTGCCCGAGCAGGCCCGCCGCTTGAATCGCTGCGTGAAGGAAGCGGCGGAACTCGGGGCGGGCGATCAGGAAGGCGGCGTCGTCGCTCGCCAGGTTCACGGCTGGATCAGCCGCTTGAGCAGGTTTTCACCGCCCACGTCGGCGCGTGACAGCAGCTCTGCGGCGGCAGCCGCGTCCTTCATGGCCGGCACCATCTGGCTGATCTGCGCTGCCGCCTGCGCGGCATGGGCCGCCTGCCCGCGCTGGGCGCGTAACGCCATCACCTCACTGGCGGGTCGCATGATCCGCGCGGGGGTGCCGGCGCGCCAGGCATATTCCTCCACCGCTTCGTCGAAATCGATCTTGTCGAGCACTTCGGGATGCGCGGCGGCGAGGTTGCCAACAAAGCCCACCACGCGCTCGATCTGGCCGATGCCGACCATGCGCTGCATCTGCTGCAGGATGCTCACGAATTCCACGCGCACGCCGCGCCCGTGCAGGGCGGGCGGCGGCGGCGGCAGCATCGCGCCCCGGCTCATGATGGCAAAGGCGCGGTCGATCGCCACTTGCAGCTTCTCGTTGGCCACGCGCTCGATCACGGGGCCAAGCTGCGTGAGTTTTTCCTCGTTGCGGCTGGCGATCTCCTCCACGTTGCGGGGCTGCACGCCGCGCATGTTGGTGATCGCGTTGAACAGGTCGGCAAAGCTCAGCCCGTCGATCTGGCGGCGGCACTTGTCCATTTCCTCGCCGATCGCGGCCACGGCCTGGTAGGGCATCTGATAGGGGATCAGCACGCCGTCGCGGTCCAGCCCCGATGCCGTAACCGTACGCCCTGGCTCGCCGGTCAGGCGCACGCCGGGCGGCACGATCTTTTCGGGCTTGACCATCTGGTCGATGGCTTCGTTGCGGCGCTTGGCCTGCATCTGCAATTCGCGCAGCGCGGGCAGGGCTTCCATGCCGGGCGAATGGCCGTAGGTATCGCCGCCCACCACATCCCAGCGCGGCGCCCAGAACGGCTGTTCGTTATAGCCGGAAAGCTTGAGCAGCCGATCGCCGCGAGACGCGGCTTCCCAATAGACGCTGCGCCAAGCCTTTGAACCAAATCGGTGTGGGTCGTGATCGGGATCGGGCTCGATCGCGTGCATCACCTCGACCACCGCTTCGTACTGGCTGCGGTCATAGAGTGCACGCACAGCGGGAGAGACGGCGTCACCAAACGTCTCGACCGCCTGCTTCACGCTCATCGGGCAAGTGCGGTACAGCGTGTCGGGCACCAGTGCGTCCGACAGGGCAATCCAGTATTCGCCGAACGTCAGCGCGTGGCACACCGCACCCGCGTGCGGGTGCTCCACCATCACGCAGGCTTCGGTGCCGAACAGGCCCATTTCGCCATACCCGGCCTTGGCCGCGCCATAGAAATTGGTCGATGCCAGAAAGGCATAGATCCGCCGTTCCACCGCCGAAAGCCAGGCGCGCACGCCCTCCGCTTCCATCAGGTCATCATCGGCAGTCTTGAGTGTGAACCATGGCCGCGAGGCGCTCGACAGGCCCGATGTCATGCCATTGGTCAGCGTGCGGAACGCTTCGATGCCATGGGGATCGAACAGCGTGCGGTTCCACTGCCGGCGCCGCGCGCCCGAACGGTCCTTGCCGCCAGACAGGAACCGCGAGCGTGCCGGCTGGGCAAAGCGGGCGATCTGTTCGGCTTCGGCCTCGTAATCCTGGCGCACCGATTTCATCACCGCCAGGCGCGCTTCGCAATGGGTGCGGATCGATTTGGGATCAACCAAGGGTGCCTCCCGAACCAAGCGTGGTGGATGAAACGCGGGCCGCGCCGGTTAGCCCCAGCGGCGAGGTGACCATCCCGGCCAGGATCGCACGCCGCCAGCGGCTGTTGTCCATGGCACCGGTTGGTGCCCCCTGGTCCGGCAGTTTCAGGCTTTGCCGCTCAGGCGCGGTGGGAATGGTGGGCGTGCTGCACATCTAGGCACCTCCGTTTGTTGAAGGTGCTTCTATGCTCGCGGGCAGCGGGGTTGAATCGCTGGACGCCGGGCAGAAAAAAGCCCCGGCCGTTTGGGGCCGGGGCTTTGTGAATACGCGGCTGGTCGCTCGTTCAGCCAAGCTCGCCATAGCGGCCGGCACCATCGTCGGCGTGCGCTTCGGGTTCCAGCCATGCGGGCATGGCGCGTGGACCCACTGCTTCGGCAAACGTGCAGGCCAGTGCGTCTGCCCAGTCGGGGCTGGGTAAGCCACGCCGCTTCATGTCGGGCTTCTTTTCCAGTTGCACCCGCGTATCGTCGGCAGCGAATGAATAGGTCGGCCCCATCAGGTCATCGCGCAGCCGATCGCTGTCGGGCACTGCCCCCTGGTTCAGCCAGGCGCGCATCCGGGTCCAAATCTCCGCGCGCTTGTTGGCTGTCGGTACGCTGACCCCCGGTTCCAGTTCGGCCTCGCGCCCCTTGGCGCCAAACCACACCTCGATAACCGGCAATTCGCCCAGCAACTGGCGCAAGCGATCGACCACCGCCGCGCCCACGTTGCCGGCATCGACAAAGATCGCATCGGGCCGGTGTCGCTGCGCCTCCAGCGCGATATCGCCCGCCAATTGCATCGCATCCACGCCGCGCCAGCTTTTCCACGGCCGGCTGCGCGCATCACGGCCGCAGCGAATGGCCAGCACGCTCTCGTCATCGCCAAACCGCGCGCAGTCCACACCAAAGATAACCGGATCGGTTTGAAGGCCCTGCGGTACCGCGCGCCGCCGCGCGCTCTCGGCCAGGTCCTGCGGAACGAACTGCATCGTGCTGCTCGATGGAAACTGGCCGCGCACCCGCACGCGCACGATATCGCTGTCGGGGCCATAAGCGGCCACCAGTTCATTGAGGTAATCGGTGTTCACGCCTTCCACCTCGCGCGCGTCGATCTGCGCCGTGCACCACATGTTTCTGTACTTGCCAAAACATTCGCGAAACGCACCGGTGTTCTGCGTCGGATTGCCGAAAGCCAGCCAGATCAACTCGGTATCGGCATCAGTCAGTGCGCCCAGCGCCACTTCCCATACCTTGTCGGCGATGCCCGATGCCTCGTCGAATATCAGCACGATCCGCCGGCCCATGTTGTGCAGGCCCGCAAAGGCTTCGGTATTGTGCTCGCTCCACGTCACCAGATCGGCGCGCCACGATGCGCCGCGGCCCGGCACCGTCGATGCCAGCGCGCGCCGCGTCTGGGCAAACCAGTCTGCGGTCAGTGCCAGTTGTGCCCATTTGGCGATTTCCGGGCCGGTCTTGGTGTCGAGCTGGCTTTCGGTATTGGCCGTCACCAGCACGCGCGCATCAGGGCAGGTATCCAGCGCCCATTTCACGATCATGCCCACCAGGGCCGATTTGCCGATGCCATGGCCCGATGCCCGCGCCAGGCGCAGTGGCTTGTGCCGCGTTGCCGGGTCAGCGAGATGCGCACCGATCTCCTGCAACACATCGCGCTGCCACTGGCGTGGTCCAGCCATCCCCACAAGCGGCCCCTGGCCCCACGGATAGGCAAACAGTGCATGGCCCAGCGGATCATGCGTGAACGCCCCGATCGCCTCAGCCAGATCCGCAGATTTCTTCGCCATCACCGCCCTTTCAGAACCCGCGCTCGCGCGGCGGCCAGTCGCTCGCTCCAGTCCTGGCCTTCGCCAGCCCCCGCGCTTTCGCCGTATTTCCCCGGCGCCCATTTCGAGAGCAGTTTCAATCGCGTCTCCACCCGCAGACGGGCGCGGGCCACGTTGTCCGGGTTCTTGGCAATGGCTACGGTGCCATCTACCTTTTCCTTTCCGATCGTGTCGCCGGTATCGTCATCGGCAATTTCCAGCGTTTCTTCGGCAATCGCCTCGAACCCGGCCTCGCGCGCCAGCGCAAAACGTCGGGCAAAGTCGCGATCTTCCATGCGCCATCGCTGCACGGTTGCCGGCGAAAGCTGGTGGCGCCGGCACAGCTTGCGCAAGGTGATCCCTTCGGCCAGGCCGGTCAGCAGCAGGTCTTCCAGCGCTGGGTCGCGCGCCGCCTTTCTCGCTCGCGCCATCAGCCCAGCACCCGGCCGGCCTTGTAGGGCTTGCGGTCGGTTGGCCGCGGGGTCTTGCTGGTCGGCGTGTGCGTGCCCTTGGGGATGTGCGGCGTGTCGACGTGCATGTTGGCGGCGCGCGCCGTCCTTTCGCCCGTGGCAACGATCTCCACGATGCGAAAGCGCTGGAACCGCTCCACCCGGATCAAGCCCTTGCGCTCCAGGCGCTTGACCATCACCGGGCCCATCGAGCAGGAATTATAGCCACATAGCATCTCGATATCGATGTTCGTGGGGCAGGGCAGCCCGGCCTGCGCCGCCTCCGCCAGTGCGCGATAGGTCGTGCGCTCGGTCCAGGTCAGTCCGGCCAGGCAAACCTTGGCAGGGACGGCGGCATTGGCAGGGCTGGTCAT